CTTCCATTGTTTCATTGAAAATGCAGTCAAACGTAACCCCGCCAATGGCAGGGTCTGACTTGCTGAATATGGTGCTTATCATTGGCTATTCACCTGTAAGTCTTGCTCTGTCTGATTGGCAGCGCCGTTAATAACCTTATAAACAACACCTTCCATTTGCTTTTCTGTTAGTCCAGAAGCTTGAATGGTTATGTTGTTGTAGTTGTTAACTGAGTTTGATGATTTGTTGTTTGTGTTGCTTACCGAGCTAGATTGATTTGTTGTATTGCTTATCGAGCTAGACTGGTTTGACTCGCTATTTGATATTGAACTTTCAAGCGCTTCTTTGCTGAACATAGGATTTGATCGCCAATCTTCAGGAGCAATCTTATCGAATAGAGAGCCAAGTAAATCACCAATCGAACTCTCAAAAACATCACCAGCCGCGTCTTGGTAGGTTTGAAAGAAGCCCTCAGAGCCTTCCTGAGCCTTTCTAGCCTCTACAAGTTTTTCTGTGATGTAGTTTAGCGATGTGGTTGATCCTTCCATTAGATTTCCGTAGAAGTTCTGCCAAGCCGCATCTGATGCTTTTGCAGCGTCAGTGTATGCTTGCTGTAGATTCTCGGCTCTAGTGGTGTTTTCCTTGGTGATGTTGCCAAGCTCATTAGACCTAGCAATCATCGACTCGTAACCATCAACGCTGGTTTGCATTAGGTTTCGAGTGCCAGTGGTGAAACCCATCACATCAAATGCAGCTTGTCTTTGCTCGGTGTTCATATCACCAAACAAACCAATAAGGCGCTTTAGAATGTCTTCCTCATCGCCAGATTGGAATAGTGGTATTACGTCCTGCCCGGTGATTTTAGTTAGCTCTTCCAGATAACCAAGATTACCAACCTGAAGACCTTGCTGAGTTGAGCGAAGGTTCAGAAGTAAACCCATTGCATCTTCTTTAGCGCCACCCAGAGACTCAGACATATGCTGAAGGTTTTGCAATAATATCGGGTCAATCTCGAAAGCCATTGTTTCCTTGGCCAGCCCATCCCACTCAGCTGCAAGTTCGTTTGTCTTTCCCAGAATTGCGTCGATAGAAAGGCCACCAGCAAGCACAGCGCCCAAGGATAGGGCTGACGTCTTAATCTGGTCGAACCCGCTTTGAACCTCATTAAACTCTCTTTCATCAGCATCAACGGAGACGCCAATCAATAGCTCATCAATTACCTTTGCCATTTGCCATCTCCACGTATTCAGCCATTACTTTGTGCATCATCTTTAAGTCTTCAATATCGTACTTTCCGACCTTTAGATCATGCCAAGTACAAAGAGGGGGAAAGTTGTATTTAGGCAGCCCAATGCAGGGCCACCATAAGAACCAATCTACACTTTCTGTAACTTGCGAGCCATTGCCGCCGCTTTCGCGTACTCCGCCAGCTTGCCCTTTTCCACTTCCAGATAAAGAGCAAGTTCCGTAAAATTTGCGAATAGCACCTTAGCGACAAGCTGCCAGTAAGCTGTAATGTCACCATTGAATGATAGCTGAGTAACTTGATTACCATCTGGGCCCTTTGATTTTTCCAAAGCGGCAGACGATACAGCCTTCAATTTATCATCCGGTAAATCCATCATAGCCATGATTACAGCGCCGGTCATATCCTCAATTTGAAGAAACGGCATTACCTTTCCAGAAATTAGAATCTTTGAAACGTCAGCCGAGATGATTGGGCCCATCCTGCCGACATGGTAAATCTTGCCGCATACATCAATCGAGGTCTGCCCGGTTTTGTCGAACATGGTTATAACTCCGAGCTATCCAAGAACATTACAGTGATCACATCGTCCGTTACATTTTCAGCATCAGGAACGCCGCGAGTACGTGAGCCGATGTTTTCGAATAAAGGCATATACATATAAATTGCCTCAGCCGCTCCAATTTGAGCGTGAAACGACTCGCCATCAAATGCGCCAGCCTTATCTAAATTAAGCAAGGCTGCCTTTTCTGGGCTGCCTGGTAGTAGGTTAATAGTGAAACGCATAGGTCGAGTTGTGTTTTTAACTCGAATGCCACCCTTATTAACACCAGTTCGACCGGTATTCTTTGGCTTTAAATACTCGAACTGATAACCAGCATCTGATAAGTTTTCAATAGGAACGCCACAAATAACCAAGTTTGCATCGTTAGCGTTAAAGCTTTGAAATTGACCTGACATTATTAGCTCCTTATTGAACTGTTAAGTCGATAACTAGAGAGTGACCAGCACGCGCCAAGTTAACTTTTGCATTGATCGGATACATCTTACGCTTACGCTTATCGGCGTCATTTAGTTTCAGGATGTCTTCTGGCTTGGTGTAGATGATATAACCGAACTCAGCGTACTCCATCTCACCCGTAACAGGGTTTTCAAGTAAACCAGCACCTAAAACACCATTGTCAAAGTATTGCTTTAACAGGGCATCAGCAGAGCCAATTTGTTGAGCTTGACCGCGCGGAGTAAGTTGTACTTTTTTGTTCTTACGGAATGTGTTGTAACACGTAACGCGAAGACCTGAAGACATCGCATCAACGTTGATCACGTCATCAATAAACTCACCGTAAGATGACATTGACCAAGTGTTTAGAGTCACACCCATATCAACCTGATCGCCTTCTTCGGTGATCGTGTACATCACAACCTTTTTCTTCTCAAGGCCGGTAATTTCGCTAGGTGTTAAGTCTTCAGCGATAGCGCCAATGATTGACTTGAACTCACCAGTGATTGCGGTTTGCAAACCAGAGTAATTAACCTTAGCAAACTCAGCAGCAAGGCCGGCCATGAAGTAAATCTGACTTGAGTCGGTAGCGATTGATTCAGCTTGGCGATAACCGATTGCAACATGGCGATTACCTTTAGCAATAATCACAGATGCGATATCGTCGGACTTGTTCTCATCGGCCACGTCAGGGTTATCAGAAGCCATCCAGAAGAACGATTTGTTAGCATCAGACCAATCGGAAAGTGAAATAACATCAGCCTCAACAGACGTTACATCCTTCGTCCATAGGTTGTTATAAAACCATTTCTTACCACGGGCGTCATTAGCAGATGTTGTAACACTGTCGTTAGACTCATCACGCAGATAAAGGTAAAGCTCGCCGCCTTTATTCGCAAACCAACGAGAGGCCAACTTGTAGGTCTCAGTTGTTTCAGCAAAGTAAGCGCCAAGCTCGGATGTGGTATTGAATGTTTTGAACGTCTTAACTGGCCATTGTGTACCACCGGTTAATTCAGCACTTAGCGCAAATACGCAAGTCTTGCCAAAGTTAACGAAACCGAGGCCACCAGCCTGGATAAACTCATTAACTTGGACGATTTTATTTACTGGAAACATTGTTAGTCCTCGGTTGTGTTTGTTGGATTATACCACGATTGGATCTGTTGTATCACCACTGGCCAATTCATTACCCTCTTCATCGTCAATCTTCCATCCGATAGAGTGAGCCATTAGCACTAGGTCTTTAATCTTGCCTTCCACTATCAAGTTTACATCCATCTGATAGCGTTGGCGATATTCTACTTGCTCAAGGTCTGTTAGGTTGTTTGGCATTGTCGTACCAGACCATTGCATTTCATTTCTGAGTAAGTGCTCGGACACTGAATTTCGATAGTTGCACTTAAGCATTTTCCACGCTGCATCACGAGCACCATCACGGAAGAACTGAAGACTAACCCTAACCTTTATTCGTTGGATTGTGGTTTCTTCTGAGTCTTCCCAGTTAGGGATATCACAGTCTTGCGCAGGTACGAAAAATTGCTCTCTACGTGGAGCACCTTGAGCTCCAGATGGTTGAACATTGTACGTGCAAAATAGATCGCGTGGTGATGTCTCGCCTTGGTTGGCAGGTAGTATTCTATTAAGTGGCAACCCTGTCGCGTAGTGGACAAGTAATTGGAATGGCTTGTTTAGCTCTGTGATATCAAACATCTTTTAGCATCTCTATGTAAGCTGAACAGAAGAAATGGTACGGTCGGTTGTCTGCGTATCTAACTCGGAATTTACGAATCTCACCCTGAAACAGGACGCTGATAATGCTCGCCTTGATTGTTCCGGTAAGCAATTGTCTTTCGTGGTAAACCTGCCGTCCAGTATTTAGGTGCATCATGAATGTATGCTGAACGTCCACAGTGCCGCCATTTTGAGTAAGAAACTCAACTGCATTTCTATCTACTGGCTGTAGGTTAACGACAGCGTTAAACTCTTCCGGCGCGATCGTATCTTCCCAAATTCCATCTTGGTTATAATCGCCGACACCATAGTTCTTGCAAGTAACATCGTGAGTGGCGAAGTTTTGGTCAATCTGACCTAGCATTGAAATCATAATCCTTCCTCGACTTTCTCTCCGGTTGGCGCAATGACGTATGTGATTGATTGGCGATACGCACCGGTATCAACTAGAGGTGTTGAGCTTCCCTTTGCTTTGATTGTGCTAGGCGCGTTAGGGGGCGCAACACCTTCTGATATTTTCTGCACTATATTGCCAACACAAAGCTCACCCACAAGCGCCTGAATAGATCTGATATCTAAATCTTTATCTATAACATCAGGCATCATCTTTTCATACAGCTTGATAATTTGGGGCTTCGAATCTTCAATGCCATCACGAAGCGCTGGACGCTCAGGGATACGACCGTCAGCAGAGCCAAATTCATTTGTCGCGGCTATGGTTGCAATGTGAACGCCGTCTTCATAATTACCCGCAGACTTAGGAACACCAATCAAAACGGTCGGAGCATCGTTAAACTTACGCTTTAACTCCGCGACTCTTGATGCAATCTTAGTCCCGCCCGACACGGTAACACTCATACCATCACCGCGCCTTGTGATGCTGCATTCCAGTAACCTAGATATTCTTGACCATAAACAGTAGATGCTAACAGGTCATCAAAGCCATTTGAGTTAGGACGGCCACTTGAACGTGCAAAGCCTACCGATTCACTAGCCACAGACTTACTAGAAACTGGAGCAACTGAGGATGCAATCTGACCCATCTGCGTGGTTTTCTTAGCGGCGTTGCTAATTGAAAGGGCGTGAGCTGCGTATGAGAACAAACCTAGCGCCTTGAAGTTTCCACACATGTCAGCGTAGACATACGAACCCCAACGGCTTGATCCAGTTTGAAAGTCAGCCTTACATAGAGCTTTCTTAACTGAAGGGTTAGACCAAACGGTAGTATCGGAAAACTCCTCATACCACTCACGAAAATCTGAAATAACTTGATCTGTAATTTCCATTGCGCACCAAAAAATAAAGCCCCATATAGGGGCAATTATATATCAAACTTGAAGGTTTGTAGAGTTGTCTATTTTTTAGGCTTTGATTTTGGCTTATCTTCAATGACTTCCAATAGCTCAGCCTTTACGAATAGGTTATCTGACCAGTCGCGGCGACCGTCAACATCAGCGGATTCACCAGACTTAATGGTGATTGCTACATCGCCATCATAGACAGTTAGATCAACCTTATCCCTGTTGATTAACTGGGTCATAATTAGATACCGTCCACATAATGCGCACTTTTCGGGATACGCCATTCAGTACCACCAGAACGCACTAACGCCGGAACCTTAAAGTTGATGTTGTCAGCAGTAGCTGGAGCCATAAACTTAAGTCGCATAGGCTCATGACCTTTAACGCATCGAACGTCTTTCTTGTAACACACAAGACGGTCAGCAGATGCAGCGCCAACGCCTTTTGCAAAGATGTCTTCTTCGAACGTCATCTCAGGGAATGCGATCTTAAGAATCTGCATGTAACTGATGTTTGAAGCGTTCGCGAAGTTTGCAAAGTTTTGGTTTAGCGCCAAGAACTGAGCTGTCGGGATTACAAAGTGAGTTGGGCGGTGAACCGTGTTAGTCTGCGTAGCGTATACAGCGTTGTAAGCCGCAGCGAACATTGCAATAACAAGCTTAGGGTCGCCAGCAGCAATAGCCGCAGCAATCGTACCAGCAGCGCTAGTCTTGGCAACTAGAGAGCTGTTGTATAGACCTTCGTAGCCAACTGAAGAGTCACCCAATAAGTAAAGCTCATTCAGACCTTGCTCAACGATGTCACGAACAGCGATAGCTTTCTCAGCGTCAAGGTTTTCACCAAGTTGCGCCGCGTAGTTAAGCTCTTGCAGAGAGTACTGATAACCCAATGCAGCTGTCTTGATTTCGTGTTGACCTTGCTTGAATGCGATATCAGCAGTTGCAACGTCAGTGGACGAATCACCCATCCATTGCATTTTACCCGCAGTATCCATTGAGCGGAATACTACGAACTTGTTCCATTCACCACCTTCAGAAACGATGTCCATTAACTGACGTGATTTGAATTGAGGGTACTCTTGGCGATAAACCTGAGCCTCAATGTGCGCACCTTGCTGAACTAGAAAGCCCATTGCAGCAGAAGGGTTTGCATCAAAACCTTTAAATTTACTCATGTTTAATTGCCTCTTAGCCTGTTACCAAATTACCATCAAGAACGATTTCAACTAGCTCGCCATCAGCAACTGTTGAGTTGAATTTAACGCCTGTCAGCTCAATGCGGTCTGCAGATGTAGCACCAGAGATAGTACCAACAGCTAGAGCGCCTTTGATGTTTACATGAACGTTATTTCCGCGAGTACAACCACCATTAGCAACCACAAACACACGACCAGACTTAAGTGCTGATACGATGTCGTACTGATTGTAATAAGGCTGACCGTCTTGGTTGTTGCTCCAAGCTGGGTTGCGAACTGATACGCCAATGAAATCTTTTGCTACAGAACCAGCACCAGGAAGGGTAACGCCTTGATCATCACCAGAAGCAACAAGGAATCGACCGAACGGGATAGCTGTCGCTGCTGCGTTAGGACCCGAATCAATTCGAGCCACGTTAATGTCAGAGACTTGACCTTCATAGGCCTTGCCGCGTAATAGATTGAATGTGTCTTGTGCAACTGCCATTAGATATTCTCCCCTGCGCAGAATTTACGATAGTTCTCATCACGAGCTGATTGAGCATCTTTAACAGAAACTGATTGAGCGTCATTAGCTAGGCGTGACCATGAGTCAGTAGCCTTTTCTTTTTCGTCTTCATCTTCGTCATCAGCTTTCTTTTCTTCAGCTTCATCGAAAGCAAAAGAGATAACCGCGTCAGATAGATTCTTCCAATCTTTCTTAGGGTAAGCATCAGATAGGGCAGCGCGTTTGATTGCAATCTCATTCATTGAGTCGCAAGCAAAGTCTTTACCAGCAATCTTCTTCGCTGAATCCATGGTTTTAGCAACGTTAGATACTAGAGCGGCGATAGCAGAATCAGAGGTCTTTTTCTTCTCTTCTTCTAGCTCATCTTCCATTTTCTCTTTTTCTTCGTTAGCCATATCCTTAGCGGCTTCAGCTTTCTCTTTTTCTTCTTCCATATCTTCAGACTTTTTCTCTGCATCTTTAAGGCGCGTATGCAGAGTGTCAAACTGAGATTGGATCAAAGCGGCCTGATTCTCATCACTTAGAGTGACAGATTGGCCGTCAAGTAGTGTTACTTTCATTTGAGCACCTTTAGCTTTGTTATCAAATAGTCGAGCTTCTTTACCAGCCCTTGCTGCATCACACAATGCCGCATGGTTGATTTTAATTGATTTCTGAATAAATTCATAGTTTTTGCCAGAAACAGGGTCTACACCATCTTGAGCTTCGAGGTTCATTGTGTAACCCATCGATATCTCAGCCTTTCCAGAATTGATTTTATCAATCGCATCCTGAGACTTAATAATCAGATCAGCAACAACCCACTCACCCTCCTGGCGACCCTCACTTGTAACATGACCAACTGATACCGCATCATAGGTTTTGGAGTTAACCAGGTCGCTAGGGTGATCGTCTGTTACGTCAGTGTCTTTGTAAGATGCCAATGAGTCAGCACTAAACACTTCCTCTGGCGGTCGGTACACGTTAACCACATCCATAGGGTTGCGGCCTTTAATTCCAAGCTCAGATGCCAAGTATTCTTGAATGCCAGTACGGGCAGCTTTAGCAGGGACACGCAAAAAACCCTCATCGGTAATAACACGTTGAGAGCCAAATGGTGTACTTACTTTATCTTTAATTGTCAGCTTCATATTCACATTATACCAGTTAGTTATTACAACACCAAACGAGACTACTTTTTAGGCCTTTCCCAGTTAACACCTTCAATCAGCGGAATCCTACGACAGCGACATCCGATATGAGCTGACCCGGGGTGTAGGTTGCTTTCCCCTGCGTAATCCGCGCCGTGCTTGTAAGTATAAACCCCTACACCTAGGCCATTGTCAGACTTAGCAATTTGATAGCAGCGAATCTTTGCTTTCGGGTATTTACCTGACGGGTCTCCAGATACGCGTCGGTCATTTGAAGTCGACCAGCGATAGAATTCTATACCAAGATTCTGACTACGCTCCGAATCAACCGCGCTGTTTATCTTTGCCACTTGGTCACGGGCGATCAACTTAGCTCGACGCCATGAAACTCCAGTTGCTTCCTGTAGGTCCTTTGCAATCGCTGTAGGATATCGGCCTTGTTGCATTCCAGAGTAAACAATCGACTCAATGCGCTTTAGGTACTCATCAGGAAGTGAAGTGACAAGCGTTACGTTCTCTTGAAGTGCCGAGGTCATTACCGCCTCAATACCTTCTCTCTTCAGCATTCCTGACACATCCACGCCAACGGCCTTGTTCACATTCTTCAGGAACTGAGCCGTGGTGTTAGATTCAACCATTGATAGAGGCCTTTGGATATCGGTGCGCACCTTGTTGCGAAATAGAAAGCTCGACCACTTGGCGCGAAACACATCAAAGAAACTAGTCACATCATCGGCCCAACTATCTTTTACGTAGTTAGGCTTATTCTTCTTGATGATTGGAAGCAGTCCAACTCTAACCTCATTGGCCATCTCCTTAACTAGAGCCTGCATGTAGCTTCTGTATTCAGATTCTATCTGGTCAGACGGCCTCACCGCTTTCAGGCTTCTCTTCTTCATTAACTCCTGGTTCATCTCCGTTAGGAGCTCCAAAGAAGTTTGGTTCTGCCTCGCCATTAGTGCGCACCTCTAGTTGTTCTTTCTCGTAACCTTGAAGCTTTTTAATGTCAGCATCTTCATAGAAATACTCATCTTCAGCTTGGCGTTTAAGTTGTAACTGTGACACGGTAACAACGCCTGACTCTAGGTCCAGCATGTCAGCTTGAGTATTGGCTAGTTTTTGCTGAGCCTTCTCTAGCCCTGATTCTTGGTATAAAGGATTCCATTCAAAATCACAATCTTCTGGGTAACCACCCAAAGCAGATCGAACCATCACAGCATCAAGCTTTTCTAGTGCAAGTCGGTATTTAGATTCCTGCCTACCGCGTAGAGAGTCGAAGTAGTTCTTCTGGTCGCCCGCCCCAGTATCTCCCATACCCTTGGATTGAACACCAAAGAGTCGAGTCATAGGGATGTCAGCAGCCCCACTAATCCACACCATTAGCTGGTTTAGAGCTTCTGATGTACCACCAAATTGCGCACCCATTCGGATGAGGTCTTCAGTTTCATCAAGGATAGCAAGATTGTGATTGCTCATTCCCATCTTGAATAGTTGAAGTCGCTTGATTACAGCGTCTTCCTGTTCAGTAGTTCGCGCATTCTTCAGGCCTGCCGTCTTGATTGCATCAACGTTAGCTTTCTGAAGCAACGCAGCCACACCCGCGCGCGAGGCCACAACATCCGTTAGGTCTTCCATGCACTGACGTAAAACTGAATCACCCCATCCGCCACCTTCCATTCGTTGCAATAGGCGAGGCAACTCTGCGCCTTCCATGAGGATGCAGTTTGAGTGGTGAATCATAGTGCTACTACCACCAGCGATCATGTAATACTCAGGCAGTAGGAAGTTATCCTGTAGTGGGTCGGTAATGTTGGTTTGTGACCATGATAGTTCGTATCGGTCGAACACTTGAACAGCCTTGAGCGAGCCTTTCTTTACCTTGGCCAAATCCAGAGGCTTATCCAACTCTTGACCCTCAATCATCATCACCATAATTGCACCGCCAGATAGTCTAGACAGTGACGCTAACTTGGTGAATTTAGATTGGATGTTAAGGCGCTTTTCGTGCTTCTGGATTTCTTCTTCATCTTTACAGGTGAATCGACGCCACTCACGCATAGCATCTTCAGCGGGGATGCCTACGATTTGACGAGCTAACCACGAAGAACGGTATGCCGCGTATAGCTGGAGGGGCTGTGCAAAAAGGTAGTCATGCTGGCCATGATTGAAGAAGTTGAACTGATTGTATGTGCGAGGGTCTGAGCCAGTATTGAGCCCGCTCATAACGTTAGATAGGGAGTCAGACAGAAAGGTCTTATTTCCCATGGTTACAGACGCTTTACCATCCGTAAGCTTGATGTGTGGTTTATCTGCCATTTTAATATCCTTGCAAGGTATTAGCTGATTATACACCACTTACTCCAAATACTAAAAAGCCCCCGTTAGGAGGCTTGCTGTTTCTTCTTCTCTTCTTGCTTCTTCTTCTCGATAGCATCCCAGAAACTCGATTCTCTGTACGCCTTGCCGTGATTACCAGCCCCGCGGCCTTGCCTTGCGTCACTCATTTTTATCTCCTAAATATCCAGCCAATACCAAACGAAACGAACGGGATCACAATGTTAAAAGTCCAAGCAGTACCATTACTATCATCTCGGCAGTAGTTATCAAATCCAATGTGGAATAGGTGATAACGCCTAGACCCTCCAGATTCAGATGAGACATAGTAAAGTTCTTTGTCGCAATCCAGTTTAAAGTAAAAGTTTTTATATATCATCATTCCCACTCCTGCATAAATTTAACGCCAATCAGTATCATCTAAGTTTGACTTCCCAATATTACAGTCCTCACAAAGAGCCTGAAGATTACTCAATTCATATTTAAGCTCAGGGTGTAAGCTCTTCGGTTTGATATGGTCAACATGCATGACCTTACCATCCTTTGCTGACATTCCGCACAGGCAGCACTTCCCGCTTGATTCTTTTAGCGCAAAGTATCTAACTCTTTGCCATTTTGGATCTGCTATTGTCGTCTCAACGATATCTTCCTGATAATCAATCACTCCATTAAATGAACCTCTAACAACTTCATTACCTTTACCCTTTGACATCCAACATTCAAACATCTTCACAAACTCAGTGCCAGTCTTGCCTTGTGCGTCACATTCCTTTTTGTAGTTTGTGACAGCAGTAACAACCTGCTCATGAGTGAACTTCTCAAGTGCTCTTTCATATTTCTTGAATGAAACCCTCTTACTTCCTTGGTTGCCAAGTCTTCTTGGGTAAATCTTCCAAACAAATTCAAAATCTTCTGTATACATAATCATTCCTTGAATTTTAAACATAGTTATCACTAAGAGGGCTACTAATCCCCGATGACAATAGATAATCTCTAGCTCTAGAATATCTATGAATTATTACCAATTGGGTCAAACAAAACACTTATCAGCAACCTGTTTTACATCTGGTGAGGATGGATTCTAAATCGGTACATTGTATATGCTGTTTGTCATCATCTATGACTGGTTCAAGATGAATCACTCCCCCTCTTAATCCTCCATAACCAATAAGTCGAAACCTATTCCCCAAGCCATGGATTTGCAGTCACACATAGAGCAGTGGTCATGCTGGAGCTGTTTTGTTTGCTTGTAACGTGTAACTCGCATTTAGTTTGGTAAGGTAAATTGCGCTAAAAAGACTTAGCGACTTGGAGTGAAAAGTGACAGGCATAAAAAAAGGATTTAGCAGAAAACTTGTTGAGACCGGTTAATCAAATATTTAGACTAACACCAAGCTTTCTAGTAAATCCTCTCACATGTCTCATCGGGGTCTCACGCCAAATCAACAATCTAATTATACACCCACTCCACACAAATGCAAAGTGGGGTTTGGTTATCTAATATCCGTACTCTTCTTGGAACCCTTCCTTTGCCATTTTTACGAACCCTTCGAAGTCACCGCCAAATTTACCTCTATCATAACCAACCCCTGTCAGGTGCATGAATCCTTTTTCGTCATCTTCATTTCTGTAAAATATATAACCATCCACCATATGCCAAAGGTCGCAATTTGGCTCTATGAATGCATTGTACTTTCCTAGTATGCTTTGAATTTCAGATTGGAACTCGTCTTTAGTCATCTCTATTTCCTCATTAATTAATTTGTTAGATTTTTACTGTCAACTCGCAGCAAGGGCAAGATACAACCTCAAACTCAACGTATTGACCCTCAATAATATCGTTGGTGGTACAAATATCCTCATCGTGATATTCGAACTCTTTATCGCACCAGTAACATGTCATGTCATTCACAATGCATACTCCTTTTCTATTCTCATCATCTCAAGCTTATCCTGCACCGCTGCACGGGCTTGTTCGCGTAAGGTTAAGGCTGACTTGGTTAATCGGTCTTGCGTTGTTCTGCGTGGCTTAAATGGCGCTACAATGAACTTTCCGTCGATGGTTTTCATAACAACCCCACTCGCTTATATGACTTAACTTGCTTCTTGGTGAAGCGTCCAGGCTTCTCGTTATTACGCGCTGCAATCTTCCAGATTTCTTGGCCTTGTAGTGGTTGAGGTTTAACTGGTTGCCACATTTCCATAATCATTTCTTCAGCCTTCATAGTTTAACTCTCCCATTCCAAATACACTGTTTAGTAAATTGCCGAACTTGTTGTTTTCTTGCTTTGGTACTGCTGGTTTTGCCGTGTCCTTTATCCCGACCATCTTCCAGCGGCCGGGGATCTTAGTTGATGGTGATGCATTGTCGAATAGGAAGCCGTTATTTCTAAGCGTTCCAATGCGAGACTTAATGCCCTCAACATCAATACCAGTTAGTCGGCTTAACTCTTCACGATTAAGGTAAAGGTCGCGATGCTCAAACATTGCTATCGCCAAGTTGTAGCTGTCGTTGCTGTGTAGTCGGTTGGCTTTATCTTCGAACTTCTGACTAACTACCATTCCAATTTCTTTATCAAAAATCATCACTCTTTCCTCTAAATTACTATCTTGTATCTAGTGTCGTCAGTAGACATTATTGTCTGTATATTTGCGCCAGCTCTGCGAAGGTTGCACACTGTCCTTACCACGCTTTGGTGGCTCTGAATCCTAAGTAATCCCATCAATTCGGATACCGAAAATGAACGCGAGGGGTTATCATAAAGAAGCCCTATAAGTGTTCGTTGCTTACTTGGTGCTTTCATCTCTTAGCTACCTTCTTGTGGTGCTTTTCGACTAGAGCGTGAATGATAGTTGCCTTGCTTGGCTTCTTCTCTGGCGCTTTCCATGTTGCCAATTCAGACTCAATTATCTCATCCAGCATAATGTGAGTGGCTTTAAATAAGTTTGCCTGTTTGTGGTTGCTCACTTGCTTCTCCATTTCGTTAAGTTGGGATAATCTTAATCTCGACTATCAACAAAGTCAAATATTATTTTATGTACAAATAACTATTGCATTCCACAATCTCCAGGTGTAGAGTTACCACATCAAAACAACGAGAGTGATTAAGATGAAAAATGCAGACATGCCAGCAATGCCTCAATCCTTTGCAATGACAGAGCAAGAGTGTGGCACAACGGTTAGTCATATGGCTAACGATGAACTACCAATGAACATTGGACTAACCAAGCGCGAGATGTTCGCTATGCATGCGTTAAGTTCGGTGTTGGATATGTACAACCCTTATGAGCAAGGAAATTTTGACTCTAGCGACTACGATCAAGCAGCAAAGCACGCTGCCGGTCTTGCCGATGCGCTTCTGAAGGAGCTAGAAAAATGAAACAGAGCCTGGTAGAAACAACGCCGATAATGAAGAGTTACGGCCGTACTTATGATTTAGTTAGCAAGAAGAAGGGGAAGAAGTGATGAGCAAGGTTCACTACTCACCATATGCTGACGGTGATGAAAGTTATGCTGAAAGGGCTATGTGCGGCGTAATAGTTGGAGAAAATTACCAGTATGACAATCGCTGGGCTAATGTTTCCTGCAAGATGTGCATAAAAAATAGAATCAAGATAGAGGGTTGCGCAAAATCAATTGAAGAGGATGCTGTAAATCAACTTGGTGATATGGCTGAATTTATTAAAAAGGATGCCGAGTGAACGCGCTATTCCACATCGGTTTAGCAATTGGATTTACCCTTGGCGTGATACTGTTTTCTATGGTTGGTATCGCGTTAGGGTTTGGAGTAATGATGACTTTTGGAGTGGGATTGTGATAGTTAAACGCACCGTAACAGACGCACAAGGTAACTTTCAATACTCAGTGCTACACGAGCATTGTTCGCACAGTAGCGCTGCAGGTAGCCTGCAGGTTATGAAAAGCAACTCTTTGATATCATCAAAGCTTAGTAATTTAAATGTGACAGTGGTGTTTGTAGATAGTGAAACTTACACATTTACGGAATTATGAGGAGTTTAACTATGCTTAGTGCTGGTAGTGTTTTTAATAGTAAAAATAGCGGAAGCTTTGAAATTGTAGAATACATAAATTACAAGGAAGTTATTATTAGATTTATTGATACTGGTTATGAGACATCTGTTCATCTGTCATCAGTAAGAAGTGGAAGTATCATGGATAGAATGCGACCCTCATTGTGTGGTGTCGGATTTATAGGATCAGGAAAGTACGCATCAAAGGTAAATAGAAGGCCAACCAGATCTTACGGAGTTTGGATTGGGATGATAAGGAGGTGTTATGATGTTGATAGAAAGAAAAAGAACGAGTCATATAAGGACTGCACTGTTTGCGATGAGTGGCATAATTTTCAAAACTTCGCTAAGTGGTTTGAGGCTAACTATATAGATGGATTTCACCTTGATAAGGATATAAAAATTAAGGGGAATAGAGTTTACTCTCCAGATGCCTGCATGTTTGTCAGCGTTCAAGATAATGCAGATGCATCGCTATCCAAGAGCTATAAATTTAAAAGCCCCGAAGGATGCATTGTTGATGTCTATAATTTATCAAGGTTCTGTAGGGACAATAAGCTAAATACTGGGCACATGTGCAATGTGCACTGCGGAAAGCTAAAGCAACACAAAGGCTGGAAGGCTCTTTGATATGTAGTAAGCACTCTGTTACTTCCACACTAGTTAAGAGTGATGGGTTTAGTTATTTATTTGAGGATGTGTGATGGCTAGAATTAAAACAAGAATAATACAAGAAGATGAGGTTTACGCTAACGTTCATGTAAACCTAGACGATCGCGGCTCACAAGGATATGAAGCGAGTGTTGAGCTTTTCAATAAGGATGGGGAAGGTTGGGTTGCTCACATTAAGTTTGACGATATGCCGCCGCAAAAATCCTTTGAGGACGCAGTAGATAGGCTTGGTCTTTACCTTAAAAAGATGGCTCCAGCACTAAAAGGTAAAAACTTTAAACATATAAATCCAGAGCCGTTATTTAATCCTAAGCACTTTAAATAAAAAACTAGCCCCGCACATGTCGGGGCTTTTCTTATTGGTTAACCTCGGCGTCATACCGCTTGATTAAAAACTCTTGGTTGGTTTTTATCTCAACTAGAAGTTCATACATCTTATCCTCTTTACTTTCCAGTCTATGCTTGGTGTTTGCTTGTACTGAGCTGTAAACATCCACCGAACCCATGACCATTCCAGCAATGAGGATGACAGCAACGCCGCTAAGGATAGTTTTAGTTACTGTCATGCTAGCCAGCGGGTGTAATTCTAACCGCGAACATAATCAAATCAGTGAGAGTTAAGTTGCCAGCCGTGTTGGATGACACTTCAATTCCTAAATCTTCCCCTGGAGCTATGCTTCCAAACACGACAGTGGAAAACCCAATAGCAGGAGAGCTGCCGCCAAAAGAAACGCCCACAGGGTAAAACTTAATCCCACCCGTAAACTCCTGACCCAAACTGCTTGCCACCTTTACCCCTATGTATGTATCAAGGAATGCCGGATCGTCCGCAATGATAGTTCCGCTAAAATCCACGCGATAAGACCTAGTTTCTGTTGAGTTGTGCTTAGCAACGGCAAATTGATTACTTCCTGAAATAAAGTCAGCATCATAACCAGCGACCGGAGCTGCTAGTGGCGTTGTTATCTCTGCCGTCTCAAACTGATTAGGATCTGCTGTTACGGGGGTTGCAGCATTGTCATTGTTCGTGACAAGAATGTTTGACGGAGCGCCATCAAAAATATCACCACCTCCATTGCCACCTCTAGCGAAACCATCAATAGGTATAATTCCAGCCATTAGTATTCCACCTCTAACTTACCAAGGTCGCCATCTAGGGATGCGCGAACCCAACACTCATTAGCTCCAGATTCAGATCTAAAGAACTCGCCTACATTAAATTGAAACCCATCAATAGCGCCATCAGGAGCTGTGGTTGACGTTGCAACCTTTACGCCTCGACCTCTAGATACTTGCGCGTCAATTTGAGCGCCAACAGTAGCACCAGAAAGCGCATTTAGAGACTGCCAGTCACCAGATATACTGATTGTTTTTTGAGTTGCCATTACAAACCCCCTTGATTGGAGGCTATAGCGTATTGCGGGGATAAAATGAAATCTGCCACGGTTTAGTCCTCATTAGAGTAACGGCTTCCATAGCAGATAAGGGCATTATAGCTTAGTTGTTAGCTAGGTAACAACCTGTCGCTACTTCATTGGCAAAGGACTTGATGGCGTTATCTTTCCACTTATCACCAACGAATGATGGCTTGCTGTAAGCTTGGATTACAATGGCTCTTTTAACGCTATCACTAGCAGTTCCCATCACCTTAACCATAGACACCTCATCCTGGCGCTTGGTCATGACATCCTCAGCGAATTCATGCAAAGCTTCACAGTCCATAGCGGAAGCAGGAAGTGCCACCATCAAGGCAGCTAGAGCAATTAGTTTCTTCATGATTAAACCCTATTAAGTAGAATGTGACGGGGAGCAACCAGACCAAACTTAACACCTCGATCGATACTGAGAATGTTAATGTTGCACTCGTTGATGTCTATTTCAACTTGCTCGGGTATCTTTTTGATTTGCATTTCGCCATTAATCTTCAAAACGCAAGTGGGGTGATTATGTGAGATGAGAGTGATAATACACTCTTTGTCGGTTAGTTCGTTGTATACGCGAAAGGATTCGCCGGCGTTGCGGTACAGTGTCAACATTATTTTACCCTCTTTAAGTTTGTCCATCCGCGATAATGAGAGAATTTGCCATCCCTAAGCTTTTGAAGGCATGATATTGTCATTTTGTTTTCCCTTGCGAACTTGGTAATGCCAACAAAGTAAATAACCTCACCATCAGGATTTTCAATAGAGTATGGCTCTCTGACTTTATAGGTTGGAATCGGGTTTCTTTTTCTTTTTGGTAAGCCAGAGCGGCTTTCGTCATAGTTCTTACCTCTAGAGGAAAAGGAAACATTCTCCTCCCTTGTTGCAAACTTGCACGTCTCTGGCGAGTAAATCTTATTACCTGGAACCCTTATGTCTTTATCAAGATCGTAGCAAATACCATCTCTTGGGTAGTTTTCCTCAAACCAATCTGCAAAAATCTGAAACTCTTGCCACTCTTCACAAACCTCGCACTCGATGTACGTTGGATGTTTTTCGTGCCATTTAGGTGAGTAACACCTCTGAAGCATGACTGTCCATCTTCTATACGCGACATTCTTGCTGCTTGCCACGTGAGGCCCAAACCCAACAAATCCGACACCGTAGTATGATGGGTACATCTTATCCCTTACGGCCCCTTTATTTATTGCGCCTTGGTATGCTTCAGATTTGGTTTGAGTTTCTTTGAATGTAATGTGGTATCTATCAGATATTCCTTCAACCTTGCCAGTTACGGTAAAGTTCCCGAATCTTTTAGATTGATATTCTGCACCTATAAAGATATTTCCGGTGCGAGGGGTTTCTATTAGCATAGTCGTGACCTCCGTGGTTTCATGACGCCACCATAATAGCAGCGTCATGTGGAGTATTGCAAATAGTGAGCCATTAAAAAGCCCCGCGAGTGCGAGGCTGGGTGGTTGGCTTCTCTAGGTAAATTGACCCTTGTCAATACTATTTATTTTATCAACCACATCAAGCAGCTTTAACTTTATAGTTTCGTCTAAATCATTATCTTCTATGTAGTCAATTACAGAGTGAATGCCATCCTCAGCAATCTTGAATTCTAACTCTGACTTTCGAATTCTTCTCATCCATCTTTCTCTATGTTGCTTCCAGTTGCTCACATCACTCTCCTTGCTCTAGTAGGATTCGTGCAAAGTCGCAGCATTGGTCTTGACTCATACATCCTCTCTCTTTCTCGCGCTAGTTGTTCTCACTCGCTCAAAGTCATGGTTATCGTCATTCATCATCGACACACTGCCAGTAAGCGAAAGTATAATAAGGAATGTAGCAGCTAGGTATCGCTTAACCCAATCCTCCGTTTTTCTCCAGTGCTGACTTATCTCGAATACTGCATCATCACCCAGAACCATGTCATCCGTTGATTGAGGCTTATTCTTTGCAAAGTCTATTGCTGCTCGTTGCTCTTCTGGAGAGATGTTAGCTAGTATTCTTGCGGTCATGTTAGCTTCTCTTTGGTATATCAATTTTTGCATTGAAAACACATCGGCAATTTATGTGCTCTGGAGTTTTAATTTCAACAACCTTGTGCGTGCTACCCTTGCGTCCGAATGTTACAAGCCACTTAAGAACCTCAAGCCATGGAGCGCTTATTGCCTTGTAGTTTGGCTTTACTTTGAAGATTCTATCTTGGTGCTTCATATCAACCTCTCTTTGGTAAGCCGTCTATTAGGTCTGCAAATGCCATTAAAGCACCAGACCCGAAGTGCTTCTCTATTAGTTGATAGAGAAGGGTTATTTCTTGCTCTTTAGTCACAAGCTCCCCTCAAGGTCGGTAAAGAAATCACCATCCGACTCCTTGTTTATTTTACTTTCCTCAATCAGGATTAAATCGAAATCATCAATAATTCCGCTTTCTATGTCATAGCTGTGATTTGTGGTTGATAACATATACACGCCATCTTCATAGCTATGAAGATTTAGCGTAGGGATATCGTAAACATCATCAGTTATTAAATCCATCAGAGATCCGTTACTCTTTCGCTTTAGCAGTGTTGCCGACACCTCGCTAACAATTTTGTTATTGTGTAGGTAATTATTATGCTTAACCCTCACAAAAAGCTCTAATTTCATCTTTAAATCCTCTTTGTTTGTGTGAAGCTATTATCAAGGATTAATTCAAATAGGACTATTCGGTTATTCCGAAGTGTTTTAGCAATAGGCAATAAAAAACCCCAATTAAGGGGTTTGTGATATCAATCTCGAATGCAATCTTCAAGGGCAAAGTTAATCCCCCTCAGCAGTTTCCACTTCTTCTCAAAGTGGTCGCGCTCTTCTGGGGTCTTAGCTCGCTGCTTTCCTGAGTAAGCTACGTCAATCATCTGACTAAGGCCACCGAACGAACCTGGCTCACCATCGATAAGAGTTCCGTATAGCGCATACTCAACACACGCCTTGGTTTCATCCTTGGTGATGTGCTTGCGTTTAGCCTGGTGTCGGTGCTTGATTGCTTCCACTGCTGTATTGATAACGCAGTTCTTGGTGTAGGTTTCTTGGTATTCATCCCACAAAAGGAATAGGGTTTCCTCTTGAGCTTGTGTAGCGAGTTTTAGTGCGTTCATATTGTGACTTCCATAGTTATAGCCATGACAGGCCAGAGTTTACATCACTAATTAAGTTGTCGTCTATAGCGTCCATGATTGTATCGTATTGGTCATCATAGCCGTCTTCTTTATCCATCAGAACTTCATAAGTTAGCGCATCACATTCAGAAAAGAAAGGAATAACCCAATCAGTTGATGCTGCGTGGTCTCCATTCCAGTATGTAACTTGTGAAACCTTTTGACCATCCTCGCGATAAAGCATTGGAACCATCACATCACCAGCTTTAATTCTAGGCTGACAGTTGTGATGTCGGATTACTTTGTTTTGGTCTGTGCCGCGCTGCTTTGGCTCAACAACTATGCCTGAAGGTGAGTTCTTCTTAAGGTCAGTAATGAGACCTTGCCCGGCTTGCTTATCCTCAATAACCATCTTGATTAGCGGAGCTGGGTAGTGATGATCGAACGGCTTCCACTTGGTCCACAACTCTTCAGCCTTTACTTGTAGTTCAGATGGGGACCACTTACCGCGCTCAATATCAATCACATAAAGCTTGCCGTCCCTACCAGTCCCGCATAGTGCAAATACCGTATAGTCATTACGGTCGGTTATCTTGCCTGAGTTGGTGTCGACATAAACGTATCGTGATGTTAGGTGTGGAAGCATTTCATAACGACCAAACCACGCAGTATCAAGTAAACCACCAGATAGCTTAGTTGGCGCTTGCATGTACTGAGATTCAAACGTGTATGGGTCTTTATCCCACAGGTCGATCAGTTGGTCTACGTGCTCCATCTCCGGCCAGTATGACCAGTAACGAGTGCCAGCAACTTCTCTTGAGTCGGTATCCTTTACCGTTTCCCAACAAAGGGTTTTGTAAGGTTCTGGTAGCTGCTCAATAAAATCCTCAGTCACCAATGCGGGTATCTTCAGGATGTCATAGTCAACACCCATCTTACCCTGCAAGAAAAAGCCAGTGGTATCATCTACGTGCAATCTCTGCTGAATACTGACAAATGGTGTTGGATGCTCTTTGGACTTATCACCCCTACGCGAGCGAATAGTGTTTGTTAGTCGGCGGTGCATTGCCTCTCTTTTTGTTGGTGAGAACATCGATTCGGGCTTGTCAGGATCGTCAAAACAGATCATTCCTGAGAACTTATCACCAAAGTAACCGCCACGCTTACCAGTGATTTGACCACCAGTAGCGCGAGAAACAGTAGTGCCTACAACCTTGCCCTTTGCATTGACAACCTCCCACTCTTCAGCCTGGTTAACGCCAAACGTACACTGCCACAGCTCTTGGTACTCCTTAGAGCCAATGATATCTCTTGTGCGCCTAGAGTTGCCCTTTACCAATGAATCAGAGAAGGATAGGTTCAAGTTTCTGAATCGGTCTAGCACTCTGATTTGAGTTAGCACGTTTGTGTAAGCAGGGAGGTGAATAGAGAAGAACTCTGTCTTTGTGCCGCCTGGGGGGATATTGATTAGCAGTGAGTTAGCCGTCATCTCGCCACGAATTAGCTTATCAACTTTCTCCGCCATGTATCTATGATGCCAGTTAACTAAAAGCTTCTCGCCCTGGAGTAGTTCAAACCATAGGCGAGTGAAGTTTAGGAAGGACTTTTCCGATTTGTGCTTGATAGCAACGCGAGTGGGGAAGTCGCAATCTTCCCACTCTAAGCATCTAGTCGAGGTCATCTAGCTTACTCTCTAGCTTGCCTTGTGCCTTTGCGTAGTCGTCAGATGTATAGGTCACATTGTTAATCGTGCCACTATGCTCAGTCTCTTGCTTGTCTCGCCACATCTTAGGCTGTCGGTTCTTAAGCCAGAATATTGCAGCGGTTGGATCTGGTGCGTAATGCTTAACAACATCATGGGTGACAATCTCCCCTTGATTATTGAACACCTTTGTCTCATTATGAGCAAAACCTACCGCTCTACCAAACAAAGATTCAGCAACTTTCGAGTCAGCTTCATGCTTCCCCCTTTTTATGGCCTCTAAAAACTCGCTGTGAGCGTTTTTCCAGTTACCTATAGTAGACACATCAACTTCAAAGTAATCAGCCAGAAACTCATCTGTAGCCCCTAGTAGGCATATCTTCTCTGCTTGCTTTGCATATTCTGCTTTGTACTTAGTTGGTCTAGCCATTATATGACCTCCACCCTTTATGTTGGTTTACTTCGCCTCTTGCTAATCTCCCTGCACTAGACTTGCTTATTCCGTATTCAAGGCAAAAATCATTGATATTTGTGAACTCTATTATATCACCATTGGGGTTAATGACCTTTCTTGGCTTCATCATGTGCTCGGATGACTTCTTTGCATTTTCTTCTTTGGTTACGAACTGGCAAAAGTCTGGGGAGTAGATCTTATTCCCTTCAACCATTATGTCCTTATCTAGATCGTAAGACTTGCCATCGCGAGGGTTATTTTCGTAAAACCATTTGGCGAACACTTGGAAGTTTTTCCACTCATCGCACACAACGCAATCTTTATATGTTGGCCTAGTTTTGTGGTACGCATCAGAGTAGCATCGAGTTAGCATATGACTCCAAGCTTCATATGCCGCCGTGTTTCTGCTATTTTCACTTGGCTTAAATGAACCATCACCAACAAAACCAACTCCGTGCACAGATGGATGCAGCCGGTCTTTGACTTGTCCAGATCTTATCGCCTGAAGCCTAGCTGTTGTTGTGTATCCTGTACTATTGAACCTTACGCCAACGCAAGAGGCTGACTTGTAATTTATGATCACAAGAGCACCGCACTGGTTTGTTTTGAATTCTTTACCTATCAGGTCATTCATAACTTTCATCCTAGTTATTCATCATGAGGTGTCGCGGAAGAATGTGATGAAGCATTCGTTCGGGAGCTACCCTATCCGCAAATTTATTATACCAAATAAAACAAAACCCCGCATAGGCAGGGTTAATTCACAAACGTCTTAGTTATCACACCCGACCCAATAACCACTATAACTAATAGCCATGGCCAGTGCTTAACTAGAAACTCTCTTGATGGTTGCTCTTTGTTTCGGTCGTCTAGAATGGTTCGGATTTGTTGTCCTTGTTCCTTTTGATTGGACTCAACCCTCTCCTTCCATTCCTTGTCGTACTGCTCATGAACGCTAGCCTTGATATCCCTCTCGCATAGCCTATCCACGTTTGCATTAACAGTTCCAACGTTAGCAGCTAGGGCTGATAGGTTCTCATTGGTCTTAATGACGGACTGATCAACCTTTTCCTCTAGCCGGTTAAAGTCATGCTTTAGGCCTGTAACTTCATTCTCTAAGTCAGCCATACGCGCTGCCTCACTCATACAAGACTTCCATAGTTTTATTAAGATGCAATCATTTTAGCATAAATCATTTACGGGCTATATAGTGGTCAGATATGACAAAGCCCCGAGTTAACGAGGCTTTTTATTTAGATTATCGCTCCCCCTTTCTGTATCCAGCATTAAAAAGAACTCTAGCAATAGTGCTTGGAAGCAGGTCGTTGTTAAATTTAACCTTGCCTCTTAATAACTCTTCGGTGCTATTTTTGAATTCACGCTCTAACTTTTGCTCTGGCGTTTCTGGTTTGCGGAACTTAACCGAGTTTAAGTGATAGTGCTGATCCCCATACCCTTGATTAACAACACACAACCCAGTCCCCATAAATAAAACCTCGGCCTTAACCCATGAGTTCCCACAATTTGAAAGTTCACACTCAGCGCCAACAGGAGGCAAGCCATTAATCCATTCTATCTCTTTGGCTTGTGGCTTAAGGCCTTCTAGGTGCGATCTCATCTCTAGCTCATCTATATATCTGAAATTACTCATGGATTCGCTGCTAGCACCAAACACACTATCTTTCGATACACTAACCCTACCAAACGCACCTAAACCGTCATTATCAGCAATGCATAGGCTAACTAAGCCCTCGCCAACAGCTTTCATAAAGTAATCCCTTCCATTACCACCCATCACTCTAATTCCATACTTAGTACATACGTCATAAAACAAACCAGCCAGTCTAACGTTCGCATCACCATCGTCATTAGCGATATTAAAAATAGTGCCAATCAAATCTTCTTTACAAGTAATCATCCAATCATCTCCAAATATAAATTAAACCACATCGCAGCAGTTGGGATTCCGAATACTGCGAGTAGGATTATTTCTTGTTGTTTAGTCATTTTTGTTTAGTAGCTTATTTACGTATCGACTTAAGTTCGTTTCTCTGTAGTCAGCGCACCCGTTTAGCGTAGCAACATCAAGAGAACTTAAAGCCCCTCTCAACTCTGCATTCTCCTCTACCATGCGGTCGTTATCTTTTTGTGTGTATAGCCTTTCAATTGGCAGCACATTGCAAGCTACAATTAGTGCTGGTGTCATTTTATATGCAGAGCGGGAATCGCCATTACCCATAACGCTAGCGAGGTTGCAAATCCACCACTCGCCAACTTTTGGTTTAACATCACTCATCTTCATATCACTCATATCTATTCCTTACTTATTTTCAAGTGTTTTAATTTTACTTAGCATCATTGCCGTTAACATCCTAACTGCCATATTAAAGTTGCCTTCACAGAACTCATCAGCATGAGCTTGAATCTCTTCAGCCAGCTTATCATCTTTAAAATCAATTAACTTTTTCATACTCACTCCATATCAATTGAATACACTCAATATATAGATACTAGCATATAGAGTCAATATGTTATTTTGCTTTAACCAAAAAAATGCCCATCCAAATATAGATGAGCATTAACGAGTGATAGAGTGATGATGATTAACTGGAGTGAGCAATTAATACAATCACTATAGCAGGTAAGTTATTTACCAGCAAATCCCAATATCAAATCCACCCATATCACTATTGCGATACAGGTAGCGATTAGAGTTACTACCTGTTCGCATTTGTTCATTTAGCTATCCTTTGCCGCCTCAATAATCATAGCCTTTGCGATTATTGAAATTAAGCAGGTTATTGAGTATGCAATTGGCAGCCAAAAGAACCCAGAAAGAGACATCAGAATCACATTGGTTATAGATAGAAAACCAGAGAACCAAGTCGCAATCTTACCTCTCTTTAGGTTTTTAATAGTCTCTGCATTTTTAGGCTTATCCTTTTGCATTACAACTCCGACAAACACCAGGGCGTAAACGGGATAGCTAATAACAATAACAACCCAAAAAACAACTTGAACTAAATTTCCAATAACTGCGCTTTGCTCGTAAGCTGCAAGTCCAATACAGCAAGTCATAAAAACTGAAAATAAAACACCAAATACTTTACTCATGTCACTCTCTCCATAGCGCCCCTTAGAGGCGCCGTTAGTTAAATTAAATTGCCAATCTACTTTGATAGATGCGATTGACTAGCATCGCTTACTAAATTAGAACGGGATGCCACTACGACCGATCATCATCAAAATCAGAAGGCGGGTTGTTGTATTGCGGTGCCTGCTGTTGATTTTGCTGTGGTGCATATTGCTGCTGTTGCGGTGCCTGCTGCATAGGTTGTTGGTGCGGCTGTCGCATTGGCTGCTGCTGTGGTGCATACTGCTGTTGCTGCTGCGGAGCGTCACCAGCAAAGATCCCGCCAACACGAGCATCAATCAACTCAATACTCAGGTATTCAGGGTTGTAGTTATCAATCTTCAAGTCATCCGATGAAAGCTCAATGATAGTTCCGACAACCAACGCTTGTTGATAGAATCCAAGCTGATTACCCTTAGCGAATACGACTGCCTTGTAGTTAGCCCACTCTTTCTGCTTTGTCTTGCGGTCGTAGTATTGAGAGCCTAGCGAAAGCTGAAAGCCTGTCGACTCACCCGCTTGGAATGTGCGAGGTTCTTTTGTGATCTTAAATGCCTTGGTAAACGCCATGTTATTGCCACCCTTGTACTGTTTGAATTGATTTATCTAAGTCTGTTTGTGTTAGCGATTGAATCTGCCATGTTTCACAAACCTGTTGAACCGTGAATCCTTTACTTGCTATCAAGTCTTGGAGCTGCTTAAGCTTTGCCTGATCGACTTGCTTAGCTTGCTTTGCATGTCCACCCTTAACAGCCGCATTGCCATCATCATCTTCTGCAGGAATGCCAGCAATTGACTGAAGTGAGTAGCGTCTAGCGTAGGTAATTGCCGAACCTGCAGCCTGAGCGTCTAACTTACCAGTAGGAAGCATTAGTGTTGATGCGATAAACTCACCACTATCATGCATGAGGATTGTCTCAACACCCACTCGATTCTCATCCATAACTGGGAACTGGCTGTAACTTAAACCGTTCTCGGCAAATGGAATTCGAACCGCATCAACTACCGCGTTTAAATCCGCGTACTTACTCTTGAAGAATGGATTGTTAGCGCCCTTCTTCGCCCCACTCATCTCAGCTTGAGCCTTGTTAAGAGCTGCAGCTAGATGTTTAATTGAATCTGACCTTTCCATAACTTAGCCTACTTTTTTATTTTTCATGTCATTATACTCAACAAGCATCGAGCATAAGTCCGTTAAATTTATTGGCGCAACCTTCTCTTCAGAATCAAACTTCTTACCATTCCCGAGAGCTTTACCATTAAGGCTTGGCGATAGCGCGTGTATATAAACACTTTCTATAGCATCCATATCACATGGGTTACACCTGATGAAATTATACTTATCGAAATCTTTATTTCTCTTATGGCTATTTAGCCTCGTATGCAAATCAACAGTCTGCCCAACGTAAACGACCTCACTACCTTTTATAAGAAAGTAAACATACCCAGAGTCATGCTTAAAATCAGTTTCTATTGACTCATTTATTATTGTGTAAACATTCATAAATCAACCTTTATCCACCTGTTTATTCATAAAGCCATTTGCCTGTTCGGTTAATTTAACCTTTGGCGTCAAGCCCTTCTCTTTACACAATTTCTTGTACTTGGTGTAAGCCTCTCTATCTAGATAAAGCATCACCGGAATCGCGCTATCTTTCATAAATCCTCCGCTGCGTTGATGGGGTAACTTTAACACACAATAATAATCCGTCAATAACTTTTGCGTTATTTTTCTATAATTATTTATCTTGACCAATCCCCTCCATATACACTAAGCTTCACCTACACAAACAAGAGGTGATGATTATGATTAAGCACGTTAAGACAAGGCTGTATTGCTCACACAAGACAGAAGCTAAAGCAAAAGAGCATGCAGCATTTGTTAAGTCTAAAAATGAAAACAAGGTATTAGCAACTGGCTATGAGTTCGATGAAAAGCTAGGTCATCGTAGTTGGTTTGAGATGATGGAGTGGAAGGACGAAGAAGATGAGGACTAAAGAAGAAAGTCGCGCCATCCAGGCTAGAGCAATGGCAAGCGCATTGGTTGAGATTGGCGACAAGTACGGGCATGACAAAGTAATCACCAATGACAATAAGCACGAGTTTAAAGCTAGGCACGATAAGGATCGAGCAGAAAGGTTACGCAAAGCTGAGATCGAACGAATGCTTCAACAAGCCAACAAAGAGATAGTTCAAGAGCGCGACCATGATGAAAGAGCCACTTACGGTTATGGATTAGGAAAAGGACGAAATACAGGTGACTAATATGACTTATGAATTGAAATTTATTGAACCAAGCGATCAAATGAAAGCCAAGCACGGTAACTTTACTTGCTCATGGTGCCGAGATGAAGGAGTTAAATCTTTAGGTAAGGTTTGCACTTACAAAAACTCAATATCATGGCGCAAAGATACTTGCTCATGCGACAAGCACAGAGATGATGCAATAAGAATAATCAACCGCCAGCGAGACAGGGAAAATGAAGATCTAACAGAAGCCGACTATCAAACATGGATGAGGCTGTAATGAGCCTTAAACAAGCCGTCAGAGAAGCCTTAAAAGGTAATGAAGTAGAAGTTCACGATAAACTAACCGCGCTCCGTATAGAGTGTAGAGAGCGCGGTATTGATTCAGATAAAGTAACAGCAATTATCAAAGGAATAATCCATGAAGATAGCAAACCCGCAGCCATGCCAGAACCAGAAGCACCACAACCAGTTACACCCGAACCGCCGCAAGCTGTTCAAGATATCCGAACCGACAAAGAGCTTTCAAGACGAGCTCCGAAAAGCAACGAGCCGATACCAGACAACATGACACCATCAGGCACTAGGAAAAGCGGCGCTGCTGGTGGTGGGTCGATATTTGATTTAATAGATGAGAAGAAGTGATGATTAACTTAATTAAAGGCGATTGCTTAGAGGTAATGAAGGGAATGCCAAGCGGTACCATAGATATGGTTTTAGCCGATCCTCCTTACGGTACCACACAGTGCAAATGGGATTCGGTTATTGACTTGGATTTAATGTGGATTGAGTTAAAAAGAATCATTAAACCGCGAGGTGTAATTATTTTAACTGCAGCGCAACCATTCACTAGCGTATTGACTTGCAGCAACCTAAAAATGTTCAAGTATGATCTTATATGGGAAAAGCCAAACGCAACCGGGTTTCTTAATGCGAAGAAAATGCCGCTACGCGCCCACGAATCAGCACTAATATTTTATAATAAACTGCCAATTTTCAGCCCGCAAATGACTCACGGCCATGAGAGAAAGGTTAGCAAACGTAAAACTGTAAACTCTGAGTGCTATGGGAAAGCCTTAGAGCTTGCTGAGTATGACTCTACAAGTCGGTACCCGAGAAGTGTTCAAAAGTTCTCGAGCGATAAGCAAAAGGGAAGCTATCACCCAACACAAAAACCCGTTGAATTTATGGAGTGGCTAATCAAGTCGTACACCAACGAAGACGATGTGGTTTTGGATTTCTGCATGGGTAGCGGTACCACAGGAGTGGCAGCTAAAAACCTGCAGCGCGGATTTATAGGAATTGAGATGGAAGATAAATATTTCGAGATAGCAAAGACAAGAATAGAAGAGTAATAAACCAAAGGGTCGCTAATGCGGCCTTTTTTATTGCCTCTCGAGTGTTAATCGCTTTTCTTCATCAAAACACTCATATCAATCGATTTATTTCATTATACAATTACCACCTTTGATATTATTATTATTGATATCGAAACAGGAGATAGAAAATGTACGTAGATTTGATACCACTTAGAGATTGGATTAAGAGTCAATTCAGCTCATACCCAGATGTACCACCAGTTAGACAGAAAGAAGAAACAGCCGTTGAGCTAGGTGTTGGTGTTGCAACAATCTATCGATGGCTTAAAGAAGACAATCGATATGTTCAACTTGTAGGTTGTGACGATGATACCGCGTTAGTGGTTTGGAAGATGGAAGGAATGGTGGAAGCATGAACATTACAACGCTAGAGCAGGCAGCTAAGCACCTTATCGAGTCTGGCAAGGTGGATATGAATACAATGACCGTCGAGGGTAAGCAGTTGATTGAAGCTTGCGGGTTCTCAAAGGTTGATAGCACAACGATAAGAAATCAGATCAAAAAACACAACTTAGAATTAGATAAGGACTTTATGCAGTCTAGTGCAAAAAGTTCTGGCGGTAGACCTTCAAAAATCTATCAATTTACAATGAACGCAGCTAACCACATCTTACTAGCAGCAATGACCGAGAAGGGGAAAAAGGCACGACAGAGTGCAATCAACCTAAAAGAGTCTGTTGATAGTATTCCTGTTGAAATGGTTGAAAGCTTCATGGCTGACATGGCTGCAAAGTTTTTAGGTCAAACAGAACAAGCGATCGCGCAAGTTAGCCACAAATACGAAGCTAAGGTAAAAGAGAAAGACCAGCTCATCTACAAGAAGAGCGAGCCGATCTCTCTAACTAAAATATTAGGCAATAGCCACAAGGTTGTTCAGGCTGCAAACTTATGGCTTGAAGAGAATGAATACCAAGAAGTTAAGTTTGAAGATGGCAAGCGAAAAGGATGGTCAATATCTGACAAAGGGCGAGAGCTTGGAACTCAGGTAAGTAAGTCTAGTATTTTCTGGGTTCCAGAGATTAAAAAGCTAATGCCAAAAACTAGTGAGCTATTAGATTTCGCAGAGCGACTAGGACTTAAAGACATGACTCAGCAGAAGTTAATTTAACAACCAATTAGTAAGTGAGTGATTATGAAAACATGTGTAGTTTGTTACCACGAATGCGTTAATACGCCTTACTACAATACTCAACACGGTTGCGTGTGCGAAGATTGTTACGAATCGGCGAGCGGCGTTAAGTCAAGCTATCAAGAATGGCTGGAGAGTGACAATGAAAGCTAAACACCTCTACTGGATAACAGTATTAACATTAGGAGCTGTGTTTTGGGGCGCAGTTATTTATCAAGCAATTAGTAATGGGTGGGTATCGTGAGCCTTGCCAATCAAAACGCCTTCCTATCCATTTGTAAGGCGTGTAACGAAGAAATACGACCAATCGACCGCAAGGATTTAGAGGCCATTATAGTGGTAATGGACAAGCATGCAGCCAAGGCAATTTTACTTGGTTTTAGCAAGGTCGCCATGATGTGCCAGATAGGGCGGATTAATGGAATGTTGAAAGAAAGGGTGTAATAGCCCTTTTTATTTACTTGCGCTGTACGTACAACGTGTGTATATTAGTTAAAACAAAGGAGGGCAAATGAAGCCACTAAACGTAAGATTCCCAGAAAAACAGTTACTACAAATTGGCGACCTAATGGATTGCTTAGGGATAAATCAGACAGACGTTAGCCGCGCAGCAATGGCGCTGGGGCTACAACAAATAAAGGAGTTAGCAGCTAGGGATAATGAATCAGCAGTTGAGTTGGTAGCCGTTACAGCAGTTAGGGTTAAGCAATAAAAAAGCCCGAGGGTCATTCGGGCTAATTAGTTCACTACGAGGTTAATTATACATGAAATGGATTCAACACGACACAGACGCAAATCAAGACGCAAAGTTGCAAAACGTTTTACTAGATTATGGCCTAGAAGGTTATGGGCTTTACTGGTACTGCATAGAGCTGATCGCAGGGAAGGTTGATGCTAACAACATCACATTCGAACTTGAGCACGATGCTCGAGTTATTGCTAGAAATACGGGCTCAACACCGCAAAAAGTTGAAGAAATGATGCGTTATTTCGTGAATATTGGACTTTTTGAGAGCTCAAACAACACAATAACTTGCTTTAAGTTGGCAAAAAGACTCACTCAGTCAATGACAAGTAACCCGCAAATGCGTGAAATCATTAAGAATTTTAAGGGTCATGACGCAATCATGATTGAATCCGATGAAGTCATGCAAGATAAGATTAGATTAGATAAGAATACATTAGATAAGAAAGAGCCAGTTAAGCGCTTCGCGCCGCCGTCCATAGAGGAAGTTTTTGAACATTTATCTGATAGTGGTTATCCGTACAAAATTGAAGCTGAGAAATTCTGGAATTACTACGACTCAAATGGTTGGAAAGTTGGCAAGAACAAAATGAAGAACTGGAAGAGTGCAGCAACTGGTTGGATTAAACGAACAAACCTACCTAAGAAGCAAGCACCACAATCAAACGTACCACCAGCAGATTATGATCCACTTGAGTCATTGAGGAATATGTAATGAACCTAGTAACACCGCCATACTCACAAGAATCGGAAATGGCAGTAATTGGCTCTCTTCTTGAAGATTGCTCATTGCTTGGAAGAATTGAGTTTTTAAGCTCAGATGACTTTTACATGCTACCGCACAGATTGATTTTTAATATCTTCCTAGAAGAGCACGCAAAGGGTAACTCTTTCGACCTTAACCTGATATCAGACAAAATCACTGATGACATGGGTGGCACTGGATACTTTGTGGATATCTGGAAGCAAAAGCGATCAGTTGCCAATGTTGTGTCTTACGCAAGAAAGGTTGTTGACCTATCAATCAGACGCAAATCAATGGCAGCGTACCAGAAAGGCATCGAAGACTTGGCAAACACCAATACAAACTTTGTTGACGAGATTAACAAGATCGCCGGTGAGGTTGATAAATCGGTCTGCAGACTTAATCAGAATGACTCTCTAGACGTAGATACTCTAATTGACCAATCAGTTGATGAGATGGAAAAGTCATTACTAGAAGTGCGTACTGGAATCTCTAGTGGCATTCCTGAGGTTGACGAAAGGCTAGGCTACCAGATGCTGGCAATTGGTGAGGTTACAATAGTCGGGGCTCCATCAAAGAACGGTAAGACGCTTTTTGCGAACACCATTGCGGCAAGATGCGATCTTCTTGAAGGTGAGTCGGCTCATATCTTCAGTATTGAAATGCCAGCTCTCGGAATGTTCAACGGGATTGTTTCAGCTATCGCGGGCGTACCATCTAACTTCTACGTTAGACAGGCCTATTACAGCAAGGCACTTCCAGGTAAGTACGACGAATGGATGGCAAAATGGGGGGCGGCAGCTCAAGAGCTGAGAGAGAAAAGTAAGATCACCATTGACGGGCGCAAGGATGTAACCATGCAGTACATCTGCAGCGAGATGAGAAAGCAAAGCCAGCTTGCACAGAACAACGGTAAGAAGCTGCGCATTGTGTTCATCGACCACGCGCACCGAATTAGTTATGACTGCAGCAAGAAGCCGATGACTTACGCTATGGGTGATGATGTTCGAATGCTGAAGAATACAGCGTCCGACCTTGGGATCGCGGTTGTGCTGCTTTGCCAGTTAAACGAAAACAGCAAGGACAGAGATCCGACGTCATACGACATTCTGGATACATCGCGCATTCGACATGAGATGCAGGCATTCATTGGCTTGCGATTGTTCCGCGAGAGTGGTGGTACTTACTTCGGCGTTTACGGGCATGACCCTCGATATGCAGACCATGAAACCAAGTTCCACCCAGCATACATGTGGATGGATAACGGCGTTGTTAAGTCACTACCAGAGCACAATAAGCACTGGACACCGAGCGTCACAGAGCAGCAATAAACTTTTAACTAGATAGGTAATGAGATGAAGAATAAGAACGCTAAACGAATGATCGCAGGACAATGTACGGTTTTAATTGGGCTTAAATTTTGGTGGGAAGGTAGAGATTTATTTTTTATGACAAAGAAAACAAAAATATGGCCAGCAAGGAAAGTTACATTTAAGCACTATGGTGGAGCGTGCTCACTAACCGCTGACCAGTTGAGAGGTAAGTAATGGCTAGTGAGTTCATTCTAACTAGTACGGATGACATCAAGGTGATTGGCTCAGCTTTGGTCGATCACTTCGATTCAGAATCTAGCCCAGTGAAAGTAATCATCAAACCATGCTCAAATCGTTCGCTGAATCAAAACTCAACGTATTGGATGTGGTTAGGTGAGCTATCACACCAGATTAAGCTAAAAACGCTTGAGAGCTATTCTACGGACGATTTACACGAGTGGTTTAAAAACAAGTTTTGCCCTGACAAGGCGATCACATTAGGCAGGCAATCACTAAATGTTAAATCAACTAGAAAGCTAGACACTGGCGAGATGCATTTTTACATGAACCAGTTGTTTGAGTGGTCGGTCAATGCAGGGTTTAAATTGACAGTGCCAATTGAGAGTGAATATCGACAGATAATGGAGCGACAAAATGGCTAGTAGGGTTTATCGAAACAAAGCGATAGGCAAGTTTATCCGAAGTGGTGAGGTGGCTTGCTGCATTACGGGCTCAACTCACGCTGTGGTGAATCATCACATTATCGGTCACGGATACTCAGGGATGGGAACCAAAGCGCCAGATTGGGCTCAAATGGCGCTAACTCATGAATTGCATAGTGAGCTTCACAATGAGGGATGGAAAGCGTTCGAGGCTAAGTACGGACGCACACAGAAAAGTATGGTTGCAGAGGTTGTCGTTAAGCTTCATGAGCAGAGAGTCATGAGAATGAATGATCTTGATTTGCCGTATTGGGTTTACGAAGAGCTGGAGGCCATGCAATGAGATACAGTTTCAACATAGACGCAGTACCAGCAAGCCGACCAAGAGTAACAAGATGGTCCACCTTCTACCCTAAGAAGTACACAAACTTCCGCGCTGCAATGGGGGTTATTACGGACCATATGGAGTTTGAGAAGGTGACAGGGCCCATTAAGGTTGAAACGGTTATCTACCTAGCAATGCCTAAGTCATGGTCCAAGAGGAAAAAGGAACTGTTCAGCGGACAGTGGAAGATGAACAACTGCGACAATGACAACTACGAAAAGGCGATATGGGACTCGCTTAACGGGAAGGCTTGGGAGGATGACTGTCAGATTGTGTGGAATGAGACAAAAGTAATGTACGCCTATGAAGGGCAGATAATCGTTGGAGTGACGAAACTACAATAGGCAAAACCGATTGAAATCTGATTTTCAATAAAAACTAACGATTGGCAATGGTTGGGGTGATTGGTGATAATTACCCCATACAAACAAGAAGAGTGATTAATTAAATGGTTCAGAAGTATTACAAAACAAATTGTGAAAAAGTTACTGGTGCAATCCGTGAATTAAATAGCGCAAAGGATTCGCTGGTGTCAAAAGTAGACAATATTGCAAAACACTTCAACGCAAGGGCGATGACATCAACGTCAACAGCTGGAGTTAGATTTGGGGGTTTAAATCTGAATAACTATCACGGATATGGCTGGGGAAGTAAAAGCCCAGCTAGAGAGGATAAGATCTTATGGACCACTCCAAATAGTAACAATATTAGCTGGCCAAGAAGTAACTTAACAAAGTCTCACTTCAAGGACTACATTCGAGGTATGAATGAAGATGAGCAAAAAGCATTTATTAAGCAAAAAAGGGATGACCTTAAATCGCTGCAATTAGAATACAACGAAATGACCAAGGGTATTGATAGCGTTAGCTTTGATGGGTTCTTTGAGTCAATCGGAACTGATTGGGGCAACTTGATGTTTAGTGGCCTGAATTGGTTTGAGTTTGATGGGTTTGTTTATCTTTCATCTGGAACGGACTTCTCTTCAAATGCATCTGAGATTTTAGGGTCTGAATTTGAGTTTTATTATTCAAAATCGAAAGGTAAATAATGTTCAAAGCTGAAATAATTAACGGACTATTCACCGTAACTCATTGCGGTGAAGTCTACGAACAAAACCCAAATTGGAACTTCCTGCAAGAAGCGTGGGAAAGGGCTGATGAATTAAACGAAGAGAATGGTTATGAATAAGTACTCGATGGCAGCTCAAGGTGAGTGGTTAAATGGCAAGGTTGATAAAAAACCAACCAAGCTTGATAAGGTTTTTATGGGGATTAGTTTTGCGATTCTAGTTTCTGGTCTAATTGTTAAATCGGTAGAGGTGGATTTTTCATGAGCATTGCAGCAGAAGTAAGACAAAGCGCGTCGCGTAGTGGTTGCACACTGCGTGATATGTGTGAGCAAGAGTGCACGTCGAAGGTGGTTAACGAAACTAACCGAACTGTGCAGTTTAGATTTGTCGATGGTTCTAATATCGACATGTTAGCAATTCAAGATGATATGGAGTAGGTATGTTATTTAAGTTATTGAAATTTGAAGAGGGATATCGAGAGAAAGTTTACCTTTGCAGTGAGGGGTATCCGACGATTGGAATTGGCACAAAGTTGGGACCCAAAGGTGCTAAGTTATCGAACTACACAATGGTAGTCACTGAGCATGCAGCAAAGGCGCTGCTTGATGATGAAGTTAAAAAGATTCGCAATGAGCTAGTAAGGCACCGTTGGTACATTGAACTAGATAGCGATCGACAAAATATCATCAAGTCAATGTGTTATCAGATGGGTGTTACTGGCGTGTTTAAATTCAAGAAAATGATTGCCGCTTTAGAGCGCGGTGATTACAACGAGGCGAGCCTTCAGGCTTTAGATAGTCGATGGGCAAAGCAAACCGTTGCGCGAGCTGAGCGTCACGCTGCGGTGCTTGCTACGGGTAATTTAATGGAAGTATACGAGGGTTTGATCGATGGGTAAGTACAAATTAATCTTGGATTTTATTGGGACCTTATTTCCGGTTATCTTTCCTAAAAACGAGTTCAAACCAAAGCGAGCTGCGTTCGTGTTTGTGATGGTGATTGTGATGATGTTTGCTCATGATTACTTTGGGGCCGCTACGATTGAGAATGCGATCGATTTGACTGGAAGTATCGTGGAGCTTACAGAAGAGTAAAAAATAACCCCTAGTGATTAGCTAGGGGTTATTTGGATTTCGCATGTTGGATGTAACAAAGATCAGCCCACATCTAAATAATACATCCGACATTCTTTATGTTGATTCTGTTAGCGCATTTAATCTAAATCATTAATTACTCATAAATATATTTATCTAACTGTGTAGCTAATGTTATCGAAGCTAATCCAAGAAGAAGGAACGCTATTAACTTGTATTTGACCGCCAACCGATATGCTGACCAGCGCAACTCCACCATCGTCACGAGTTATAGTAAACACGTCCCTCTGGCCGGGAGGGTCGATTCCTAAAGGTATATTCCCAACCGCTGTGCTCGCTGACCCGTTAGGTTGAACAATCCCACTTAAAAACACTTGGTTTTTAATCTGAACAGCTTGTAGTCTTTTTGCAGGGTCTGCGCCAAAGTCGCCCCATGTTGAGTTGTAGGTGCAATCAATGGGCAGTTCGACATACTTATCAGATTGATTTATATCATCGCGGTAAGGCATATATGGCATAGCAAGATCATAACAAAGACGATGCGCGTAAAGTATGTGCCCTGAGTCGTCAGGGTGTAAGCCATCCGAATATAAGCCCCTATCTAACAATCCAATTAGATCCGCCCTAAACGCCTGGTGCCCATCATCTTCAATCATGCCAAGCATTGCGGTTTTATAATCTTCATAAGAAAAACCAGATTCGATAACAGGCCACATACCTTCATTAGCCTTGGGCGGGATGGCAACCACAAAATGCGGATTAGACAACGTAGCTTTAATCTTAGATATTAAGCTTCGAGCCTCTGCTACAGTGTCATTCGGGGTTAATGATTTTGATGAGTTATAAATATTATTTGTACCAAGTGCCAACACAACCACTTGAGACGCGCTCCCAAGCAACGTTGTTATCTTATTAATTTCATCTACTGAGCTTTGAAGGTTAAAGTCTTGATATCCCCAGCCGGACTTGCCATAGCGATGTAGAATTGGGGCGTTAAATGCCTTCCTTAGTGGAACTATTGACTTGACAATAATTGTACCGCCATTAGCTTGTATTTTTATTGCGTTACTCTTGTCAGTGCGTGTTATTGGCGTGGGAAATGTGGTCAATGTATCGCTAGTTGTTAATAGCGTCTCGCTAGCAACAACAGTGTCATCAATCAATATATCCATGCTTCCGCTTGACAACGTCCCATCATAGATTACATCGACAAAATCAAGCTGGTATTGACTCATCAGGATATACTCGCCGTCGTCCAACCGCAAAACACTACCTGTAGTGGTCGATCCCGCTATAAGTTGACCAGTAGTTGAGATGTTAGGCTCCTCTAGGGCATTAAACATATTGACGTTTAGGCCATAACCAAAGCCATCAGGTACGTTGCCATTGAGAGACTTTTCAAACATATTGGCGTAACGGTTTGACCAAACGCTAGCGCCAACACCCTCGGTTATAGAGTCGCCAATTAATATCACATCAGCTCTTGACCCCCGAGATATTGAGTAAAATAGATTGCCACTTGCCTTTCCTCTAATTGGCACGGCGTCTAAAGATGTAGCTTGCTTTACGCCGCCCAGGGTGGAGCCGTCCCCTATGTGGATAGTGTTATCTGTGGTGCTGACCCAAATCTCACCCATTGCGGGGGTGTAATTATTTATATTTTCACTCGTATCGATACCACTCCAAACCTGATTGCTATTAAGAGGCACGCTGCTGCCATCGATAGTTATACCTGCTTGTCTATTCGCAACACTATCGGCCTGGTAGTTGGTGAGTCCGCCTGTGATTGATTTAAGTGCATTTAGAATCTGAGGGTTTTCAACGCTATCAGGGTTCCCATTAGCATTAATTCCGGCCTGTTCAAGAGCTGATTGCATAAACCCCTGAAAGTCATTACCAACGCGAGATGATAAAGGTGAGCCGTCATTAGACGATCCAGGGTTGGTTTCATCTTTAAGTGACCCAAGGGGGTATGCTGAGTCTGGTGGATTTGCTCTTGAGCCAAATTCATCTTTAACAATAGTAGCCATAATTAACCCTTAAATTAAAAACCAAAGCAATGAACTTGAACATTAAACAGTCCGGTTCCAGATCTTCCAACCAGAACCCTGCTTAAGTTAGAGCTGTTAGATACAACAGATCCAATACTATTTGGAATCTGATCGCCCTCTGATGTTGAGCTGTCCGACTGGACAGGTATCGCTCTGTACGCTGATGAGTAAGGGGTTATTAGGTCTATGCCATTGTAGGTGCCGGATGGAATGTTATTTGATACGACTTGGTATTTAAAACCGTTATACCAAACAATTGCATAGTTATTGCCAGACCCTTGAATCACTTTATTTGGATACTGCCTCCATGAGTCGGTCAAGTCACCTACAGGGTTTGCTACAGATGAGTCTCTACCATTTGCTTTATTGCAGTAATATTGATTCCCATCAGATCCGGTAACAATGGTGCCAGTGGAATAATTTCCAATATCCGACCATCTTACATTCACAAGCGCGTCAAAAACCTGAGAGGCAGTCGATGTATCCTCCGTTCCGTTTGGTGCATATCCTGCCGCATTCATTATCGCACCAGGAAGCGACATCAGGTCATTTACCCAGGCTTTCTCAAAGTAGCTACCATCTTCAACACCAGGTGCAGATCTATTTAAACATTCACCAGCGGGATGCTCCGCACTAGGGACACCCCAATCATCGCCATAAAAGGCACGTTTATTAAGCATTGTTTGTTGCTCCTTTATATCCAGCAGATTGTGCCGATGTGTCACCGGCTCTGTTTGATGTGTCGCCGACTCTAGTTAAATCAAATATCTCAGCGTAGCCAGTATATTTAACACCTTGAGGCTCAGGGATAATGCCTTTTTGGTTTAGTATATTCCTTGCTACACCTGATATTTTACCATAAATTTTAATACCAAACGTCATATCCTCAGGATCTACAATCTCAACCGAGTCCACTTCTGGAGAGATAAACTTAACTGCCGATATAATTCCGTCATAAGTTGCTTCTGAGTTGTTCTTTGAAATCTTAGCTCTTAATAGGTGTCGGTAGTATTCATCGCTTAACCCCGAGTCATCTTTAATTGACTTAGCACTAGACCTTGCCGATTGATCTCCAGACCTAGCATTGACCCTTACTGACACTGGTATAGAGTATTGAGCGTTACCATACTGACTTCTTCCGTATTGGCTCTGGCCTGCATATACAGTTGTTCCGTCAACACCAAATCTAACTACCGACATTTCTTGATCGACAATGACAGTTCTATCCTGAACTACAACCCTTCCAATGAGGTTCAAGTTTTTAGACCTATCTATGCTAAGTATATCCTGAATATCCAGGCACGCCTGGTATGCGGACTCGGAAACCTTTGGCATTATGGTTAGGAACGCTACGTTTTTAGGGTAAACCCTATCCTGAGCCAGAATTCTAGTTTTTGCTTTTTCAGTAGGCGTCATGAAATTGTCACCTTAATGTCGCCCTGAGAAAATGTTGCCAGCTCGCCATAAGCTATACTGACTATTTGGCCCGTGCCGCCATCCGTTAGCGAAACGTCGATAGACTCAACATAGCCATTTTCAGCAACAATCTTATTAACCGGGGTGTGTAGCTTTCCGGCTGGTACATTCTCGCCAATATCAAACCCAGTACCATCAAAACCTAACCCCGTAACACCGCCGAACAGAGTAGCGTTGGCATACTCAACAATAGCGTTCTCAATATCGGAAGCTGCTGATGAAGATAGAGAGCCCGTCTCTTTTACCTTTACGTCGACATAAACGGTCTTTGCTTCTGGGCGGAAGAATGTAGCCCTAAATGGCGCGCCGTGCTCAGGTGTTGTTGTATTGATGACTTCCTTGTTTTGGAATGTGGTATTGGAGAAGTTCTGACCGCATCCTGGGTTTTTCTTTCCAGCCATTGCTTTGGCTATTTCATTATTATCACCGCCAACAACAAATACAATGTATGACTTCCCAAGAACTCCGTTTGCGTCCGCTGCTAGCTCTTCATTCTCATCGACAAGTAAATGGGTAACACCATCAAGACCGGAAACTGCAGCCCTGATTGAGTCTAGTTGGTTGTTGCTCTGCTTTGCGACTTCGTTCTTTCTTCTAATTCTAAGCTCTGAATCTGACTCTTCATTGTCACCAAGGATAGCTGCGTTAGGGTTTGTTACCGACTGCCAACCGCCAACAGGGTCTGCGATAATTGAAAGGTCGCCAGCGCTTGCGGATTGCGACCCCGGAGTTAAGCAGGTTACATTTGCCTGAGTTAAACCAGAAATGGTTACACCCGAGTCGATAGACCATAGAGATCCGTCAGACTTACTTCTTACTGTCTTTCCAGAAGCCACTGTTGTTCCGTCGATTCCTGAAATATTCACCGACGAGGTTGAGAATGTGGCGTCCTTTCTAAATACCTCATTAATTGCGGATAGGTTATTAAGACCTTGGCCAATGGCTGTGTCAGGATCGCAAGCGGAAAATGACAAACCAATCTGGTCGTCTTGATTTGCGAACATCTCAGCGCCAATGGCAATAGCGCTGCCATCTAACGACTCAGGCCTAATGTTCCACTGGCTATCGATCGCTAGATATTTTGTTTCTATTTCGGTCTTATATTGGATTAGTGTCTTGCCAACAAATCCACTAGATGTAATCTCAGCCATCAGAATGACTCCACTATTTCATTTTGCCCAAACGGTGTTGCTATTGTAACACTAACGGAAACCTTTCTCTTTATGTCCTGAGTTATACTCATTTGAGTTATTGCCAGAACTCCATCAGTGGTTAGTATTCTTCGGCGCAACTCCTGTTCTCGCTCAATCTCTGACGTCTTACCGAGGATTCCATTTAGCATCCTTGTTCCATCGGTGCGATCTAGAAAGTACTCGCCGTAAAATGTCTTCACTCGCCTAACTACACTTTTTGATATTGCCACCTGGTCGTAAAGGAACTGTTCACCACTGGTTACAATCTCACCGTTAATTTGATTTCTTATCATTGTGGTCCATCCGTATCTTGACTGCCGCGAGAAACCCCGCCGTGCTTATGAGTTAGCATGTTAAGACCTGCAACCATTAGACCTGCGAGTGCATTAATAACCTTGCCTGTAATTGTCTCGGTTACTGTTAGATTGCCTGTGAATGTCGATGTAGGGGAGGTGACATTAAACGCCGTAGAGTTGATATTAAAAGAGCCAGTCTTCCAGTTCGTCTCTGTTACATCCACATCAATCGAGCCATTAGACTTTAAGTGAAAGTAGTGAGACCCATCCTTTGTAGCCATCCATGCTCCATCGTTTTTAAACCCCTGGATAACGTTAGGTAGAGATCTAAACTTCGGATCAAAGAATGCATCTGTCATGTCAAACTTACGCATGGTTGAAGGTGGCGCGATTCCGCCCGAGTTCATCCAGTTATCAACGCCACGCTGAGAGAAGTAAATTAAACCCTCAGTACCTTGTGAAACCTTATGCCCGAACACAACGTCATCACCCGCAAACCCAACCGGCACCATGATTATTTCTGGGTGAGATTCAGGGCCGTCAGGGGTTAACTTCTCAATGCCAATCTGAACGGTTGCCATTTGTTCGTCAGGATTGAAGTCGACAACATGTCCGGGGATGCAGAAAAACTTTGTTCTCAGGTACGAGTCAACGCCAACCTGAATCGGCTTTGTTAACGGACTGCCTTTTATCTCTCTCTCTATCTCAGACATTGCACTCTAGTTTCCCACGTATCACCCTCAAAATCGCCTGTGTGCGTTGTTTGAAGGATTTTGTACCTACCCTGCTTTACGTTAACTTCTCGCTCATATACGCCACTGTAGTTTGCTCTAGGCGATACTGATTTAATGTTAATGTAAGTGTAAGGAGTAAGTGACGGGTTAAGATTAACGACTATATTCGCACCAACATCAGTAACTTCAGTTCCGCCAATCAATAATCGATCTGGGTCGTATGTTTCCATAGCTTCTGATTTTACTGTGTCTTTCTTTATTATAACCGTTTTCTTGTTTTCTATCTGCCATGCAAAGTTGTGAGTTACTGCTAACTGGTTCATTGCTGATTTTGCGTCAGTAGATAGTGTTAATCCCATCATGTACGAGGGGGCAGCTGAGAAGTCGCCATACACAGAAAGTGGCAACTCAAACTGCTGGGCTACATATCTAATCACATCGATGGCCGGGGTTTCTCGGCCAAAGGTTTTTGATACCTTAGCGTTTTCAAATTCAAAACCAGACGATCGGCAATACATCAATACAACTTGGTTGATTCCGTCTGGTGAATTCTTGAATGCGTTTCTGATAATGCCCTTGAATATGGTTGATAGATTCCCATCGTAACCAGCTAGCAATTCAATATCTCGATAACCCGCTTTCTCTCTAGATTCGCGGCTTGATAATAAATCTCTGTTGTCACGATTTAGGCCGTAGATGGTGATTTCAGCGTAAGTTACACCGCCACCAAATACATTTTCAACGGTGAATGTAACTTGAGGTGCATCAGGCTTGGTTCCGTCGATCAGAACCTTACCATTGGATTTAATTTGATACTGTCTCTTGAACTGGCTCATATACCAACCTGTTATCTAAACTAAGGTTCGCTAGCGTTGGTTGCTCTCCCTCTAGGTATAGCTTACCAATTCCAAGCTTTAATGTTTCTAGTAGGTCAACCCCAGGGTTTAAGCCTTTACCACCAACGGGAAGTTCAACTCCATCACTTAATAACCTTACCCGGTAAAACCCACCATTGTAAGACCAATCAAGATTCAACTCATACTCTGAATCGCCAAGAGTAATGCTGGTCTTAATGAACGGCTCATTCTGTGGTAGTGATATTTTAAATCGACTCAAGAGCTGACCCTCCAAGGTTTGCAGGTGGCGAGGCCTGTACAGACTCGCTGGTCCCATCTCTCAATTTAGACTTAGAAGGCTGACCTGATTCTATGTTAGATTCAAACTGCCTGATTTCCTTCATGTCAATTATGATCTCAATTGAGTTTTCATTATCAGGGTTGCACTCGTAGTAAATCTTCTTGATGTGGTAGTTTTGATAAATCCCCTTTGTAGTAACAACTTCAAACACGCCCATCTTATCAGCAGACTCAATCATGGCTTGCCACGCCGCAGCGCTTCGAGTGTCGGGGGCGGCAGCTGAGTTTGATGCGTTGTACAGTGATGCGGCAGTTCCAGCAATTCCGGTAACCAAGGGTGGAAGTTTTGAGGCCACATAACCCACACCGGTAGCTAGTAAAGATCCAAGGGGGCCAGCAAAAGGCGTATCACTTACAGCAGCTCGCATTGATATCATCTTTGGGAGCTTGCGAATATGGTCCTGATAAACAGCCCCGCTTTCTACTGAGTAATCGGTCGACTCATAACTAGCTTCCATTGTTTCATTGAAAATGCAGTCAAACGTAACCCCGCCAATGGCAGGGTCTGACTTGCTGAATATGGTGCTTATCATTGGCTATTC